GCATTAACACGAAATCAAGAACAAGCTAAGAGTCGATTGATGTATCAATTACAACAACTGGATAAAAATGCCTTAAGCACATTATCTAAAAGAGGAACTATTGAGGATACCACTTATGGTCCTTTAGGTGTAAACATGAATGATTATGTGATTAAAGATTTATTAAGAACGATGGCGGAGAAAAATATTAATGCCATCTCTGTAGTTCCTGCACCTATAAATCAAAACATAAAAGGTTTGTTCAGTTCTGGAAAAATTGGAAATGAAATTAATTATGGATTGATGGATGGTACAAGATTAACTAGAGTAGATGCTAAAGGAGCTCAACTTGGAAGAGGCCAAGAGGGATCCATCATAAAATCTTCTAAACTTTCTGATTTAAATGAATCTTTAAAAAGAATTGCAAAACAGTATGGAGCAAAGTATGAAATTATGCCTATGCCAAAATCTAATCCAAATAAAAGATTTAAATTAATTGAAGAAATAGAAGTGGCTACGGAACAACCAGATAATACAGCTATTCAATTAGGAAGAAAACATTTTAATACAAAAAAAGGGAAAAAATATATTTATGAAAATCATCTTGCAGCTGCGGATGACTTAGAAACTATTAATATGATTAAAGCTCAAACAGAGTCTAGAAATAGCATGAGAGGAAAGCTACAAGTAATTGAACTTAGTCCTGATAGTCCTAAAAATTATGAAATGGTTCCAACTTTAGTTGCTCCCAATGAAGTATTAAAGAAGTTTTTATTGCCTTTTAAAGCTTATATGTATGAGGGTGGTTTTGTAGATAAAACCAACATATTCAAACCAATATTGTAGATTTATTAATCATAATAGTTTACACTATTTCCATATACGTATATAGGAGGAAATCATGTCTAAGAAAAAACTAGGAAAAGCAATTGCAGCAGGTCTTGCAGCTTATGGCGCAAGTAAAATGCTCGGTGCTTCTAATAAAGCTAAACTAGCAGCAGCACAAACTGATACAGCAGATTTTGGATCTCAAATGGAGAACGACACTGTGTTAGCTCAAGGTACAAGAAAAAACTATGAAGCTGGAATTGCAACACAGAAAGCAAAAGAAGCTAATAGTCTTTTAGGTAGAACTAAGAAGTTTTTAAAAGAAGAAGTTTTTACAACGAATCCAAAAACAAAACTTAGAGACGTTTTACCAAGTTTTAAAGGTTCATCTTCAAGTGAAATGTATGGTCTAGAACCAGTAGGAGGAGCCAAAAAAGGTGGAATGATGAAAGCGGCTAAAGGAACTTACGTCACAGCTAAATGTAAGATGGGCAGAAATAAAAAAACTAGAATTGTATAATGGCAATTGAAAAAGATAATCCGATCAACGATGAAGTTGATGTGGAGGAAGAAGTAACTGTTAACTTTGATGAAGAAGGTGCAGACGAAGCACCTGAACAGGATTTTTATGGCAATCTTGCAGAAGAGATTGATGAAAGAGCCCTGCAACAGTTATCTTCTGACTTAATCAACGAATATCAAAAAGACAGAGAATCTAGAAAAGATTGGGAAGATGGCTACGTTAAAGGTTTAGATCTTTTAGGATTTAAATACGTAGAACAAAACAGACCTTTCAGAGGAGCAGCAGGTGTTACTCACCCAATGCTTGCAGAAGCTGTAACACAATTTCAAGCACAAGCTTACAAAGAATTATTACCCAGTGATGGTCCTGTACGAACTCAAATCATGGGTGCAAAAAATCAAGCCGTAGAATTACAAGCACAACGAGTTAAAGATTTTATGAATTTTATGATCATGGATCGTATGGAAGAATATACTCCAGAGTTTGATCAAATGTTATTTTATTTACCACTTGCAGGATCTACATTTAAAAAAGTTTATTATGATGCAATGTTAGAAAGAGCAGTTTCTAAATTTGTTCCTGCGGAAGATTTAGTGGTTCCTTACTATGCAACGGATTTAAAAGAAGCATCAAGAATTACTCACGTATTAAAACAATCAGAAAATGATTTATTAAAAAAGATGGCCTCAGGATTCTACAGAGAAGTAGATTTAATGAAGCCAGCAGAAAAAGATAATAAGATTCAAGACAAATATAACGAGATTGATGGAGTTAAAAAAGTAGAATCTACCGACATGCTTTATAATGTTTTAGAAATGCATGTTGATTTAGATTTATCGGACTACATAGCAGAGAACGAAGAAGATAGTTTAGGAATTAAAATACCATACATTGTAACTATTGAAGAATCTTCCAGAGAAGTTTTAGCTATTAGAAGAAATTACAAAGAAGGTGATCCTAAATTTGTTAAACAAGATTATTTTGTACACTTTAAATTTTTACCAGGATTAGGTTTTTATGGATTTGGTTTAATTCACATGATCGGTGGCCTGTCACGAACAGCAACGGCTGCGTTAAGACAGCTACTCGATGCAGGTACATTATCCAATTTACCTGCTGGATTTAAGTCTAGAGGGATGAGAGTTAGAGATGATGATCAACCCATTCAACCTGGAGAGTTTAGAGACGTCGATGCACCTGGTGGAAACATCAGAGATCAGTTTCAATTGCTTCCATTTAAGGAACCAAGTGCAACTTTATTTAATCTTTTAGGATTTTGTGTTTCTGCAGGACAAAGATTTGCAGCAATTGCTGATCAACAAGTCGGTGAAGGCAATCAAATGGCAGCTGTAGGCACTACGGTTGCTCTTTTAGAGCGTGGAAGTCGTGTGATGAGTGCAATTCACAAGCGTTGTTACTATGCAATGCGTCAAGAATTTAAACTTTTAGCAAAAGTTATTGCTGATTACCTGCCACCTGAGTATCCATACGCAGTTTATGGCGCAGATCAGATGATAAAACAGATGGATTTTGACGATCGAGTCGATGTTTTACCTGTTGCAGACCCAAATATCTTCTCAATGGCACAAAGAGTGACTCTTGCACAGACACAATTGCAAATTGCACAGTCAAATCCTCAAATTCACAACATACATGAGGCTTATCGACGTGTTTATGAGTCATTAGGGACTAAACAAATACCAGATTTACTAAAACCAGAGCCAGTTCCGACTCCAAAAGACCCTGCAATTGAAAATGCAGAGGCTTTACAGATGCAAATTCCTCAAGCTTACCCAGATCAAGACCATGATGCGCATATTGCAGCGCATTCTGCGTTTATTAGAACAAGAATGGTACAAATTAACCCTCCAGTGTATGCTTTGTTACAAGGACATATCTCTCAACACGTGTCTTTTAAAGCACAAATGGAAGTTCAGCAGATGATGCAACAAAACCCTGAAATGCAGCAGATGATGCAACAAAATCCTCAAGCAGTTCAACAATTATTTAATTCAGAAGTAGCTAAAAGAGTTGCACAAATCACTTCTGAGCTTGCGCAAGCTGAAATGATGGGTGATCAACAACAAAAACAAGATCCTTTGATTATGTTAAAGCAAAGAGAGCTTGATTTAAGAGCTATGGATATGCAAAGAAAAGCTCAAGAGGCTGCAGAGAAGATGGAGTTGAATTCTGATCAATTTGATGAGAAACTAGACTTTGAGAGATTAAAATTAGAAACTCAAGACGATCAATCGGATGAAAGATTGAAAGTTGCGAGAGAAAAAATGGAGAAACAAAATGTCGGGAAAAAAACTGGGCCTAGAGGGTAAGTATAAAAATTTTTACAAATCAATTGGAACTCTTCCAGCAGCGTCTGGAAATAAAAATACACTTTCAATCAATCCTATGCAAGATGATTTTAATAAAAGCATGGGTATGGGAACTACAGGTGCTTTTTTAACGAGAAGAGCTATATTAGGAGCAGGATCAAAAAACGCTTCCTCTCTTTTAGAAAAAGCAGGAAAATCTTCTGTAAAAGAAACATTTAAAAAAGCTAATATTATGGGTGCCACAGGTTATGCTGGATATGAAATAGGAAAAAATGATGGTTTAAATAAATTAGCAAAAACAACAAAAGAATTTATTGAAAAATCAAAAACCATGGGAAAAAAATATGGCGGTAAAGTTATGAAAAAAATGTTAATCGGTGGTCAAGCTAAAATTGATGCTAACAAAGATGGAAAAATTACTGGAGAAGATTTTAAAATGTTACAAGCAAAGAAAAAAGGAATGAAAGTAAAAAAAGCCAACCTTGGATTACTAATGGCTAATAAAAAAATTGCTGGAGCAGGGTTACTTGGTCTAGGTATGTTAGCTAAGAAAAAAGGAATGTTTAGTAAAGGTGGAGAAAGTAAAATTAAAAAAGTAATGGGTGAGTATAAAAAAGGCGAACTCAATATTGGTAAGTCTAAGAAAAAAGTTAAAAATAGAAAACAAGCAATTGCTATTGCGCTTTCTGAAGCGAGAAAGAAGCAAAAAAGTGGCAAACGAAAAGCATAAAATTTCTGGCAAAAGATCAGGGCCTCCTCCCCTAAGAGGCCCTAACCCTCAAGGAATAGATCCAACTCAAAAAGCATTTATAGATAAATCTTATACAGAAAAAGAAGTTCTTACACTGCATGATTTTAAAACAAATCGACAGCTTTCAGGAGAAAAAGATATTCAAATTTACAGAACACCTGAAATTATGTTAAAGAATAAAAGTAAAAAAACTATACGAACACAAGATTTAAATAAAGGTGGATGTCCTTATAGAGACAGTTCATTAAAAAATATGTATCCTGGTAATAATGGAATTCAAATTAAAGGATTTAAATTTACAGGAGTTAAATAATGTTTCCGTGGGGTTTATTAGGACAAGGACTTAAAGCAGGTCTAGATATTTACAAAAATAAGAAAAAATCAGAAGTAGCTATGTCTGAAGCTGCATTATTACATGCAGAAAAGATGAAGCGTGGAGAAATTGAATACACGGGTAAAGTTTTTGAAAATCAGAAAAACGATTGGAAGGACGAATTCGTACTTTTGACAATTTCATCACCTCTGTTTTTATTAGCGTATTCTGTATTTGCAGAAGACGAAAAGATGCAACAAAAAATCGATCTTTATTTTCAAAAATTACAAGAAATGCCTTGGTGGATTGTTGGCCTTTGGGTTTCAGTTGTGGCTGCCATATATGGACTTAAAGCAACTGACGTAATAAACATGAATAAACAAAAATGAGACTTTTCTGGACAATAGCTGATAAATTTGCTACGTGGTTATCTAACAAATGTTGGCAAAAATTATATAGACGTAGGAAATATTGTACATGCAAGAAGAAATCGTAGAAGGTTATTCTACCGTAAAAAAAGTAGCTAATAAAAGAATTGAAACGCTCAAAGACACTCTAGTGTACTCCGTTGACAATGTGGAGCAACTTCACTATATTAGAGGACAAATCAAATCCCTAGAGGATTTGCTTCAGGATCTTAAAGACCTGCAGCTTAAACAGGAGCGATTAAATGACGGAGAACTTAGAGGCTTCGAAAGAAGTACCTAAAAAAACAGAAGCGTTACTAGACGCTTATAAAGAACAAGAAAAAGTCCAAACTTTTCTAGATGCAAAATCTGTATCAGAAAACAAATCACTTTTAGATAGACTTCCAGATCCAACAGGGTGGAGACTTTTGGTATTGCCTTATGCAGGACCAAAGAAAACTAAAGGTGGGATTATTCTTACCGATACAACCAGCGAAACAATACAGATGACAACCGTATGTGCATATGTATTAAAAGTTGGGGATCTTGCCTACAAAGACAAAGAAAAA